TATCTTATCATAGTCACATCTATAAAGTAGATTGCCTAGATAAGCACTAGTTTCTTCAGCTGTACTAAAAGTAGAGATTATAGGCTTCTTTGTTTTAGGGTCAATACGAGTTACTACAAATTTACCGTCCTTCATATCTACGGTAGTTTGATAAAGTAACTTTTCTATACTTCTTCTATTACTCTCAAATTTTGCAGTATCTGGAGATGTTTGTAACGTTTTGACAGCATTCTGTAGTAAAGGAAATGCAGTAGTATCTTTAATAGCGTGAGACTTCATCTGTATAGGATACAATCCATAAGCAGAAGGCACTAACATATAAGGAATACCTTCTATAAGATTTTTCTCAATATTTACACTAGATGCTAATAATTCTTCTCTGAATTTCTTATTAGTTTTAGTTTCTCTACCTACTTTAATTATTCCTGCTACTTTAATAACAACTACAAGAGGAATATCTTTAGCTTTAGGATCTCTAGCTTTTCTCTCAGCATTGGCTTTTTTAAGTATCTCTACGGGATTAGCATTAACAAATGCTAAAGTACCTGCTTCTCTAGCATTATTAATTCTAGATTGTATCTTACTTAAAATACGTAGTTGTATGGGTTGCTTCTTGATTCCTGCTTCAGCAAATTCTTTAACTTTTTTAGCATCAGCTTTTAATCCAGGAATTTTAATTTTCTTGTCCTTAATTAAAACATCTAGTAATCCGTTATTTAAAATTTGTTTGAATTCTTCTTCAGAACGCCAAGCGTCATTGTACCAATATTGACAAGCCATATTTTTAGTTTTTATCCTTCACTTCTCTCTAACATATCAGCATCAAATACTAACATATTATCTGTAAGTTTTAAACGATTAATTAAATCCCCGTATTCCCCTACTGCTGATACTTGTATTATAATAAAGTCTTGCAACAAAATTAACACTTTTTTTGAGATTTCCATAGAAGAAGTTTTCTCATATTCTTCTAGTAAGTCTGCTTCCATTTGATAAGCTAACTCCAGAGCGTCTCCAATGCCTGCTACATCGCTTTTAACAGGGTCTAATGATTCTACGCTAAGTTCACAATTCATGTCGTTCATAAACTGTTCTAACTTATTATAATGAGTTCTTTCATCTAAAGATTCACCTAAGAAAAACTTCTCAGCACCGAAGTAACCAAGAGTCTTCATTCTATTAGTAAGGTGTTGATAAACATGAGAAGCAGTTAATTCTAATTTACCAAACTTGTTTAATTCTTTTTCTTCTATTTCACTAAGTAATTTTTCCATTGTTATTTATTTTATTTACAACCTTGTGTTTTAATTTCTGCTTGTTCTGCAATTGTTTTTAAGTATTGGTCGATAATATTTTTTCTTGATATATTATCTTGAGGTGCAGCACTTTTACTTAATGTATTTGGCCCATAAAAAGATTTAGCATCATAAATGACATAAAATGGATCAACATTTTCATTGCCAATTATATGATTTATAACTTTAACTCCTTTCACATCAGGATTAGAATCTTGAAAATCTTTAAACAAACTCATTGCTGCTCCTGGAGAATCTTTTAAAGAATTAGTATCATCATACTCAGTTTCTGGACTTCCTCCTACGTATGCTCCACCTTGTGGCGTAGCCTTGCCCATTTGAGGATTATTAAACTTAAATCCTTTAGCTACTAGTATGTCATACATTGCCTTTTGAGACATGTTAGCATCAACAACTATAAAATCAGAATCTTTAACTTCTCCTTTAATTGGATTACCGTATTTCTTAACAAAGAATGGTGTAGTAGTAGAGGCTGCATTTAAACCATCTCCAAATTGACTAATTTGATCTTTACCTTTTTGGAAGTCACTAAAATTAAAATCTTGAGGATTAACATTTGTATGGTGGTAAACAGTAACAATATTAGAAACACCGATAGAACTACTTTCTAAAGCAGCTAATTCATCAGTAAGTTTTTTCTTAGCTTCTTCATATTCTAGTTCTAATGCATAGTCAGCATTTACTCTAGCTGCAGGATCTCCAAACATTGTTTTCATAAAGCCTGCTTTAGCAAACTTATCTTCTACCGCTTGTTTATCTTTTTCATATTTAGCATCTAACTCTTCTAGTTGTCCTTTTATTATTATGATTTTATTTTCACTACTGATAAAAGGAGTTTCTTCAGTAACTCCAGTTTCTTGAGCTACAATAGCTTTACGAAGAGCTAAAAAATTTGACGGCATGCCCGCTGTAAAAGCAGGTAAATCCATTAAGAAAATACCATTATGATATGCGCCTATTCTAGTATTGGCATCTGTTATTTCTACAGTGTTGCCCTTAGAATCTTTCCAAGGAATAGTTTCTTCTAATTTAAACTGTACATATTTAAACTCAGCTTTTAGTTCTGCATTAGATAAAAACTCAGGAGAATTTAAAAGAGCAGTATCTGCTTTTTGTGCAGTATCTCTTTTTATAAATCTACCTGTAGCAGGATCTCTAGTAAGTTTTCCACCTTTTATTTCTTTATCGTGAGTTACTCCTATAATTGCTGTAGGATTTACTTGTTGTCCAGGTGCAAAAATTCTTTCTAGTTTATTTAAGGATTGCTCTAGTTGCTGTTCTAAAGTTAGTTCTTCTTGAGGTACAGGATTAGGTTGAGAAGAATCTTGTTCGTCCGCAAAATCTAAACTTTGATCTTTAACAGATTCTTCTGAAGAATTAGCTGCCATTAATTTAGCAAATTCTGCAACAATTGCTGGGCCTATCTTAGGGTCTTCTACTAAGTTTTCTCTTACTTCAGAAACAGTATCTCCTATAACAATATTTTTGTCTAATAAACTTTTTCTTATTATAGCAAATAATCCTGGCTTACCTTCAAGTACTTTTAAAATTTCAGTAGGACTAACTAGAAGAATTAGAGAACTTAAATCTGCTACTTGAGAAGCATCTTGAGGAGAATTTTGATTAATCATTGCTACTACTTCTGCATATGCTAAATCTGCTTCTCTCTTAGTTTGTGCATTTACAATAGGAGTATCGCCAGTAATAGACTTTTCATCCATAGAATTTTTAGTAGTTCTACCTGCTGTCTTAGCATTTTTAGCAGCATTAGCAACTTGTTCTAGTACTTGCTTGTGTGCCTCTCCTACATAATGCTCTTCTAATAATTCGTAAAATTTACCAAATTTCTCTGCACCCGATTTAGTAAACAGCATATTGTACATAGTACTTAACTGTGCTTTTTTTACTTTTATCTTTACTAAGTCTTGTAGAATAGGAGCAACTTCTTTAGAATGTAAATTATACCCAACTGGATCTTCAGATTTCCAATCTTGCATTGCAGCTTTGTATAATTCTTTAGCAGAAGTAATCATCTCTGCACTACCGTCATCTTTTCTTACTCCTGTTATTCTTCCTATAATATTTCTAAATACAGTAGGATTTATTTTACCGTCAGTTAAGTCTTGAACTTCTGACTCCAGAGATTTCTCTCTTTCACTAAAGTTTTTATTAGCTGAATGTAAATATATCATCTGCTCTTTTAGGGCCCCTGTTATATTCTTTGGATCTTGTAGGCCTTTATAATCTTTTCTTAAAAAATCTACTAGTACTTTAGTGTCATTGAAAAGAGCGTTTACTTCTTTAGTTGCCTTAATAACATTCTTAGTTTCATTCCTAACTTTATCTAAAGATTCTTTACGAGTTTCTTCAGTAAAGTCTTTTACTCCTTTAGTAGCAAACTGATCGTTAAAGTTAGCAAGAGGTAAAGCTTGAAAAGCATCTAAGTCTTGAAAAATAGTGTCCTCTAATCCTAGTTGTATTCTTGTAGATACAAATGAATGCATTGAAGAATGTTCTGAATTCTTAAATCCATACTTATCCCCTGCTGCTAATGCTGCATCTTGGTCTTCTTGAGTAGTTACCCCACGGGCCATGTTATCATAGTTGGCTTTTAGTGCATCTTGGGTAGAATTGGTATTCTGGTATTCAGCGTTAACTGCATCTTGGGCCCATTTTTGTTTAAGTTCTTTACGAGCTTCTCTAGCTCCCCCGTAAGCTGCCCAACCTCTTTCTAATTTACCTGTTTCTTTATTAACTCTCATAGGAAGACGTAGTCCCACCATCCCCATTAAGAATCCAATAGCCATTGAATCTTGTCCTTCAGTTGACCCTGCATAGTTTCTAGCTGCAGTATTCATAGCTGATAATAATCCAATAGAAGTTTCTCTAGAATTTTTAGTATATTTTGCAGTATAGTAATCCGCTAATCCATGTTCAAGAACTCCTTGAGAGAATTCTTCAAATCCTTCAGTAACTCCTGACTTTACCATTGCACCTCCAACAGCAGCTGTTCGACCCCATTTTCCTAGTACTTCTGATCTAGCTTCTCTTTGACCTGCTTTATTAATAACAGTTCCTGTAGACCTTAAAGGACTTAATCTTGACAATGCTTGATTAACTTTATATCCTCCTGCAAATATCTTAGGAAATTGCATCATATTGGAAAAGCCTACTAACGGAATATTAGTAAACCACGCATACTCAGAAGCGTCACCTGCTTTTTGTTTGTATAGCGCCATCTCTGCTTCTGTAGGAGGCTCGCCATTTAACTCACCGTGCTTTGCTAGTAAACTTTCTAGTGTGCTGTCATAAGTATCTCTAGCTATTAGAGAAGATTCATATCCTGCACTTCTTACCATAGAAGTAGCTGTTCCTAAAGTAGCTCTATATTTCTGAGAAAGTACTGCAACTTGTTTGGCTTTTTGATAATCAGTTAGAGTTTCTAATCCTCTAAGTACTTTCATCCCTTTAGGAAGTAGTACGTTAGTTCCTTTTATTCCTAAAGTTCCTAGTTCACTAGCTCCTCTTGCAAATGTTCTAGTAGCTTGGGCTCCTAATCTAGCTGTATTTGCTACTAATGCTGTACCACCTGTCACTGCTCCTAAAGGAACTGCAAGCATTTCTGTGATAATAGCTCCTGCAATAAAGGAAACTGCAGGCGCAATATCAGCATTAAGAGATTTCATTGGGTGAGATACAAATCTAGAGAAGAATCCTTTCTGTTCTCCATTTTCATCTATATCATAATCTGAACCTCCGTATACTGCAAATTTATTATTAATTCCTTGATCCATAGTCTCCCATGCATCAAACATTCCATTGTTAAAAATATTTTGAGCATCCCAAGTAAATAAACCTTTTCCTAATCCATATACTAAAGGTATTAAAGAAGAGACAGCTACTGCAGTATTCCCAATTAATTTAGTAGCAGTGTTCCCTGCTTCGGCTAGAAATCCTTGATTCTCGTCTAAATCATCTAAGAATTTATCTACACGTTTATCGTATAATTTTTCTTTATAAGCTGCATAATCTTTTATCTCATGATTAAATCGGATACCATATTGATCTTGACCCATTAATTTAGTCATTCGAGACCCGTGTTCATTTAAGAACTTAGCTCTTTCATTAGGGTCTCTGATTCCTGCAGCTAAATCTACAGGAGTATAGAGCATTGCTGCTCTAGGATCTACTGTAAAATCTGTATCTAAGATTGCAGCACCTGAACTTACAGATGCAACGTTACCTATTTTCTGAAGGAAGTCTTCTTGTGCAGTTTTAGGTGCTTTATAAACATCCGCAGGTTTACTTCTAGGAATTTTTGTATAATCATGTCCACCGCCATCTGTTGCTCCAGGTTCTACCCCTGTGTCTATACCTTTTACTTTAATAGGTTTTTCGTCTTCCATGGAATATTTTTATTAGGCAAAGATACATAAATTTATTTTCCTGCAGGGACAATACCTACAGATTGCATAGCTCCCGCAATATTTTGGAAAGCAGGTACAAACGTTTGAGTATCCCAGCCTACAGTAGAATGTACTAAGTCAGATTCTGCTCCTGTTCCAAACATAATGTCTAAAGACCTTAACTGTGTTGGTAAATTCTCAGTAGCACTTAAAGTTTTTCTTCCTATTAATTCATAAACATCTGGCTTACCTGCTCCCATTACTGTAACTTTACTAATATCAGCAATGTGTTCTCCTCCTTGTACACTATAAGTAATAGTAAATCCAGAGTAAGTTCCATCAGGTTGTCCATTAGGACCTAAATTTTGCTGTAATGCTGCAGGAGCTTGTGTAATTTCTGTAGTAGTATAATTATTATTTTTAGCATGTTCTAAACGTGATGAAAGTTCAGAGTATTCTTTTCTTGTATTAGGAGTACCTATTAAACTTACTTGTGCAAAGTTATTTACACATTGAAATAATTTTTCTCCATTTTGAGTTCCTATAGCCATACTTGCGTAATCAACAAAAGTTTTTTCTGCTGCTACAGCAGGATTTGCTGCAGAAGTTACTCCAGGAACTGCAACATATATATCTAAAGGATTAGCAGTTCTCCAAGCAGCAACTTCTGCCTCATTAGGTATGTAATCCTCAGCTTTTCCTTTTTGAATTCTTATTTGATTTGCTATATAAGATTTAGAACTTTCTACACCCAATTGATTTTCTCTTTTTAAAACATAATGTATAATAGGAGAACCGTCTTGATCATTTCCTGCCCATTTTCCTCCGTCAGTTACGTAATTAGCTAAATCAAAATTGTTGCTATCAAGTAGGGGAGTAGCATTTCCTGTAAAAGGATCTAGGTTTACTCTAACAATTCTATTTTTACCTCCTTGATTATCTAGTGCATGTTTTGCTAGTGTTTCAGAAGTTCCTCCTGTTATAGTACTAAGACTTTTATCCATAGTTATTTCTACAGGAGTTGTAGCTGATGCTAAATCTGTGCTAAGATTAGCTCTATAGTTACTCATTAAAGTTTCTGCAAAAACATTTGTACTAGTTTTATGGCCTTCTTCTACTATTTGTCGTCTATAATCTTCTGTGGCTTTCGTTATAATAGACATAGCTTCTTCTTCTGGCATATCAGAAATTACATTTCCTGCCCAATCTGAATGAGTACTATAATCTTTCTGTCTTTCTACTAAACGGTCTTGTGCATATTTAGCAGTATTTGCATCTACAGTTTGTTTATCTTTTTCTGAAGTAAATATAATTTCTTCAAACTTATTATTATTTTTAGTATTTAAATAATTAACATTGTCTTTAAATAATATATCTAGGAATTTAGGCAAATCTTTTCCTGCATCTACTTCCCATATTTTCTTAATATCTGGGTCTGCTTGTACATCTCTTTCAATTATATTAAATAATGTCTTACCTTCATTATCTAATGCAATATCTGTCTGAGTTTTATTTTTATTTAATGCATCTAATTTAGCTATTTCTAGTCTCTTATCTTCAGGAGTAGGAGCTTTACTTACAGCTATTTGTTGTAAAGTTATTTGTGCATTTAAATCTTTTATTTCTTTTTCAGAATCTTTTAATCGTCTACTTACTATAAATAAATCTTTTCCTGTATTAAGAGCTGATCTAGCAGCTGCAGAACCTGTCTCAATCATCTTACCATCAGGTCCTGTTACAGTAAATTGTTTTAATCCAGGAATTTTATCAGGAGTCATCCATTTTAACTCTTCATAAGTATCTTTTTTGTATTTGTATTTAATTTCATCATCAGCATCCGAAGTTGCGCCTCCTGTGATACTTACCCCAGGTTTAATAGTTGCTGTGGAGGTACTTACAGTAAGTGGAGTTATTTCATCTAACTTCTTAACTTTAGCAGTATAATCAGGAGATGCTGCGGTAGTATTTTCTTCAGTTTTTACACTATATAAATCTACAAGATCAGATGCCGCCATTCCTAATTGTCCAAATTTATTAGAAGCTGCTTCTTTGTAATATTTTTCTGCTAATTTTTGAGTGTTACCAGTTGTCTGTGCTTCTGCTATTTCAGTAGCTTTTTGTGCCATTTCGGCTTTAAGAGTTGCTATTGCTTTAGGGTCTTTAGTATAAGCAAGTTGATTTTGAAGTATACTCATAGTACCTTCTAAGACTCCATTTTGAAACTCTTGCCCTTTAGGTCCTTGAGAACTAGCATAAAAACTATAGTCTGCATCTTCCTGCACCCAATCTTTATACTTATCTGAAGTAGCTAACATACGTTGTATTTCTCCTGCTACTTGATTTAAATCTCTATAATCTATAGTTGTTTTTAATTTAGTAGTACTTCCATCTATATTTACAGTCTCGTTTCCTGGAGTTTCTGCATGTTGTAGTACCGCCATTCTAGCTAACTCTAAAGATTCTTTACGCATGTCTTCTTCCATATTTTGCATACGTGGTTGAAGACTAATAGCAGTGTAATCTTTTTCTCCCTGATTATAGCCTGTACCTTTAAACTCTCCTAGAGTCTTCATTTTCCAAGTATCAAAATCTCTTTGAGAAATATCTCCTTTTTCTACTCTAGCCTTATGCTCGGTTTCCATTTTTTTATAACCTTCATAGTTACTCTTAATAGAAGATAACTCTGGGTCTTTATTAAACAACTTGTTTAAGTCAGCAATTTGTTGTGTAGCTTGACGATAGTTTTTAGAAGTACTAAGATTAGAAGCTATTTCGTTTCTTTTCTTCTCTAATAACTCCATCAATTCTTTACTACGAGGATCATCTTGATTTAATCTACTCATTTCAAAATCTGCATTAGCAGCAAGACTTTTGGCTGTCTCAAGTTTCTCAGACATCTGAGATAGAGGTTGCGCAAAAGCCTCTAATCCTAAAGGCTTGTATTCAGTTTTTAATGGTGTAGAATATGGAGTTATCATAATTATACTGTTTTATTGTCTTCTTTTTTCTTTTTTCTAGCAGCCTGTGAAGCAGCAAATGTTTTTTGCAATCCTTGTAGGTAAGGAATGTTTTCATAAGTATAATTACCTTCACCTGCCATTGCATTATAATCACCTGCTAAAGCATTTTGAGTTTGCATATTGCTGTAATCTTTTATACCTGTTATAGCTTCTTTTTGAGCTTCTGCTTTAGCATTTTTCATCTGTGCTTCTAGTTGCCACTTCATTAATTTAGCATCTACTTTATTCTTATTATTATATTTAGCAGCTTCTGTTTTAGATAGATTATCTGCATTTTCTTTAGCTGCTAATATTTCTGCACGGGCAAGAGCATTCTGATGACTTAAATTGCCTAAGTTAGCAGCAACTGCTCCTGGATTACCCATGTTTCTTAATGCTGCATAAGCATGTGCTGCTTCTTCTTGTGCCGCTCGTAACTGTGGATTAACATTTTGTAAGTAAGGGTCATATTGCGCAGCCATGTTTTCAGGCAAAGGCATTTGTTTAGCCAAGAATCCTTGATAAGCGTTATAAGCAATAGGTGCCATATTAGCAGCAAATGCTCCTAAACCTTCTCTATTTTCATAATTAGACTTTACAGTATCTTGTCCTGTTTTAAATTCTTCTATAGGAGTATTTAAACCTTTACTGCCAGGAGTCATATAAGGTAAATTAGGATTACCTACTGCCCCTGTAGTTAAGCCTGTATTTCCTTGATACATAGAAGGAAAATCTGAACTAAACATTTGAGAAGGACCTGATATACCATCAAAGTAATGATTCATATTACCCCCCATAGCAAAGTTATTACCTTCTTGATTTTTAGCCATATATTCTGCTCGTTCTCTTGCTAATCTTTGTGGAGTAGTTTCTTGTATTGCAGGTCCTGCATTTGCAATTCTTGCGACACTTGCAGCTCTCTCTGCATTAACAGCATCTCTTTTTGCTATTGCTTCAGGAGAATTAGCTGCTTCTGCTACATATTGAGGATACTGATAATTAGCTACCATAGCATTTCCATTCATAGTATTACCTCTTTCAGGCATTGCTATTCCTTGATTAGCTGAAGTAAACCCCGCAGTACCTCCTGTAGAAATTGCAGGCGCAGGAGTAGGTAAATACTCTAAAGGTTTTGCAGGGTCAATAAAAGTCCCCCCACTATACCCAGTGCTTGCGTTTGATTTATATATAGCCGTTGGGCGGAGCCCTGTTGATTCATCAATTTTATAAGCTCCTGAAGCATCAAAAGCATCACGATATACTGGATCTTTTGGATCTATAAGAATTTTAGTATTATGGATACTTTTATTACCTGCTATTGTCTCATTATATAATTTTAATTGAGCAGCGTAATTAGGATTTAATGTTCCTTTGCTAGTAGTGCTTGCTGCAGCTGTGGTAACAGGAGGATCTCCAGGTCCGTCAAACATTCCTCCCATTGCATATAGATTAGTTAATGGTTGCCCCATAGGACCTGCACTGTTTTTAAAGTTGGGGTATGCAGTAGAGAATTGATGTCCTCCATATTTTGCAAAATTAGAATTAATATCATCTTGTGGTTGTTGATTATAACCTGCTATACCTGCTTGAACAGCACTATTAATCATATTTTGTTGTTGTTGTTGTGCAGCTAATTGTTGTTGGTTATATGCTTCTTCTTGAGCTTTTTGATCTGCGATATTTTGTTTAGCTTCTGATTCTAAAGCATTTACATATCCTTTACCTGTAACATCTTTCCAACCTCCTTCATAACTTGCTCTAGTTGTAATTGCTTTAACTGGGTCAAATAAACTACCAATAATTGCACCCGCTTGAGCCCCTTTTTTATTTTCTAAATTTCCTTGTTCGTCTGTTCTTTCTAATTTTGTTCTAATTGGTTTACCAATCATATTTCCTACTCCAATAGCAGCTCCTACAATAGGATTAATAGCTCCTGCAACTCCTTGAACAGTTCCATCTAAAGATTCAGACTTAGTTCTCATAGAAGCGTTAGGGTCTTTAAAATTATTATAAGTCTGTGTTGCTCCTCCTGCTATAGCAGTTCCTATCTGAGCATATTGACCTCCAGATAATCCATTATTTCCAGCAGCTTGTTGAGTATTTAAACCATTAGTAGTAAGTCCTTGATTATTTAAACCATAATAATTTCCAGAATCATTAAAATTAGAACCTGGCATAGTACCTCCACCATAAAACTGTCTAGATAAATTTCCCCCGTATTCATACATTTCTCCTCCGCACTTGTACGACATAGGACCTCCGTATTGCATAGGCATTTGTGGAGCACCTTGTTGCTGTGCCATCATTTGTTGCATCATTGCAGGATCCATAGGAGGTTGTCCTTGACCTTGTTGTTGCATCATCATCATTTCTTCAGGAGATGGTTGTCCTTGCTCCATACCTTGTTCCATTCCTTGAGGAGGCATTCCTTGAGGTTGATAAGATTGTGCTATTTGTTCTAATGCATTAGGATCAAGAGCTTGAATCTCTGCTAGTTTCTTCTCTACAGCTTTTTGTTTAAATGCTTCTTGAGCATTCATTAGATTATCTAAATCTCTTTGAATAGCATTAGTTTCTATAGTATCGTTTTCTCTACGAGAATCTTTTCTATTAGCAATTTTAGAAGCTTCAGCAAAATCCTTATTTACAAAATTAGGCTTAAGATTAAATTCTTGTGCAGTTTCTTTATCTATTTTTAAAGTCTTGGAAAATATATAATCGGCAGCATTTAACTTAGTCTCTCCTTGTTCTACTAAGTTAGTTCCTCCGTCAGGAGCTTGTCCTTGAGGTATTCCTCCTAAAGGACTTTCTTCGTGAGAACCCCCTGCATTAAACTCAGTAAGTTGCCCCATGGGACCCCCTGCTTCAAAACGCTTATTGTGCATATTAGTCCTAATTTTATTTTGCACTTCTTTAGGTAGTGCATGAAATCCTGAGTTATTTAGAGATCCTCCCATAGCATTAAAAGTTGATTTACCGCTACCGAACCATCCTTTAGGCGCGCTCATTTGCATGGCCTCGCTTGCAGGAATAACTACAGGTGCAGAATTAGTAGGTATGTAATCGGCTTGGGCAGGACTAGTTGAAATTTCTGGTCTTACTCCAAGTGTGTTTGTTTCTATTAGTTGTATTGGTTTAGTAGGTAATGCTTGTACTATCTCAGGAGTTTGTCCTGCTTCAGAAGTACCTAGTTTTACTTTAGATGTAGTAGCGCCAAAACTTTTAGGTCTTGTGTCTCCAGAAAGAGGACTCTTTTCTTTAGGCAATACATAATTATTATAAAGAGTTGTTCCGTAATTAGTAGCAGTTGCATAACCTGCTTTTTCTAATCCTTTAGCAAAGTCTTTAGCAGTTGTTGCATTTAATGCTCCTTCGTATATAGGATTTGTTTCTAAAAATACTCTATGAGCTTGAAAGCCGTCAAAGGCATTATCAAAAGCCATAAATTTATTCTTAGTATTTACTTTTTTTCCATCACGTACTTCAGGTGTATCTGTAAGAGCGCCTACTCCTACGTTAATACCTCTAGCAATTAATCTATCTCTAACAGCTTGAGTATGAGCTTGTATTCCAAAATAATTATGATTAGCGCCCATATGAACACCTCCTCCAGATTCAAATTGCCATTGTCCAGCAACTACTTTAGCTTGCTCAGGGGAATTACCTACAGCCTCTGCTAATAACTTAGCTTGATTATAAGTTTGAGGTTCAGATATTCCTAAGCTAAACCATTGTAAAGCTTTCTCTCTATTTACTCCTGGCCTACTTAAGTAGGCTTCTACGTTAGGCGGTAAATCTCCGTAAGTTAAATCTTCTGGCATATACGTAATTTTATGTGTAAAGATACAATTTTTTATTTATTTTTTTAATATTATAATCCTTTAGGTTTTTCCTGCCAAGGATTTGATAAAGCTGCTCCGCCTGCTATTCCTGCTGCGGGAACTACCCCCCATACTTTATTAAATAAATTAGCAGCTGCTTTAGAATTTTTTATTATTCCAGGAAAATCTGAATTTATGGGTGTTCGACCATGATATATTTCATTTAACATATCGGCAGCTTGTTCAGGAGTTATAACATCACTAGGAGTTAAATTAAAATGTTTTCTAGTTTCCATTAATCGTGCATGTATTTCTGTCGGATCAGCTAAATAATCGAGATGTTTTTGATAATCTGGATATTGTTCTTTAAGGCTATTAATATGGTCAAAATCTATTGCATCTTTAATAATTTTTTCTTGATCTGTTAATTTTAAAGTTTTTTCTTTTAACCAATCATGTCCTAATTCATGTACTCCTGTACTTAAACGTTGTTCAGGACTTAAAGTTCTTGAAATCCAATTACCGTGTCTAGTATGTGCAGGAACAGTAGCTAATGCGTTAGGATAACTAGAATTAAAGATATCAGGAGAAGGCAAAGGGGGCGGAGAAAAAGGGCCATTTGGAATAAAAGTATTAGTATTTTTTTCAAAAGGCAGAAATTCTCCAGGAATATCATGGTGAGTATAACTAACTCCTAAATTTCCTTTATGAATATTAGTGGTATTTAACTGTGGATATTCTACAAATTGATTTAATAAAGGGTATTCTTGTAATCTTCCTGAAGGATCGTATCCACTAGAAAATTTAATTGCTTCTTCTAAATTATGTTTAGCAACAGGGGAATCAGCAACTTTACCAAATACAGACTGATTATCAGATAATTTTAAACCTTCTTTATAACTATTTAATATTTTTTCTTGAGTAGCAGGATGGTTTACCCAATCTTTTGTCCAATTTTCAGCTTCTCGTAATGTTTCTTGTCTACCAGGAGTTTTACTTGCTATGACTTCATTTATAAAAGAAGACTGGGGTAATTTTCCTTCTATGTTTATTAATTTATTAGCAGAACTTTTTGCTAATTGATTACCCATTAATGGTGCACCTTTTAATCCTAATAAACCTAATCCTAGTTCTGTTGCTCCTTGTACATAGTTACCTTCACCATATTGTCTTCCTGCATGACCTCCCCAATTACCAGGATTAAATACATTAACAACATCATTAATACTTAAGCCTCTAGTTTGTCCAGTAGCTTTTAACCATCTATCATAATCAGGACCACCATCTCCTAGTCCTTCTGCCATACCAGGTATATAAGCTTGATCCCCCATTATTAAGTTTGCAGCCATTAACAAAGGTTGATTTAAAGCAGCATTAGTTCTATCTAATACTTTTTCACCAAAAGACATTTTATTATACTTATCCCATTGTTCTTTTTCAAATTTAGCTTGTGCTTCCTTTTCAGCTTTTTGTTGTGCTTTATATTCAGGAGACTCCATGTATGCTGCATTTTGTATAGCTGCTAATGCTTGATCAGCAGTTACATCTTTTGTATTATCTGCTACAACAGGTTTTAATTTTGCTTGATAATTAATTGGAGTATTTTTATCATACTTTGAATTAGGTTTTGTTGCTGCAGGTTTTTGAAATAAAACATTTGTAGCTCCAGCATCAGGATGTGTGAAAGAAGTTGGGTCTATGTATGCAGATTTACCTACTAAAGGTTTAGCTTGTGCATTTAATAATGCTGTACGTTTTCCAGTAGGGTCTTTTACAGGAACAAATCCATTTGTATGTTCTGTTCTTATTTCCCAACCATTTGCTCCTTTCTGATATTCAGCACCTGGTCTTCCTGCGTAAGTATATATTTGTCCTCCTCCTGCGTAAGAATTATTTAAAGCTCCTCCGTTTGCATATACTAAGTCTTTACCTTCTCCTGACATCTCAGGTGTATTAGACATTGATAATATGCTTCCTCCCGTGCGAGTGACGTGATCGAGTGGCATGTACATTTGTTGTCTAGTAGAAAGATTATCTCCTAGAGTACCTCCAAAGTTATATACAGCGGGATACTGCTGAGGGGAGGAAGCGTAGACACTGTTGTGAAGGTTATTTCCTCCTTGTTTAAAACTGTCTTCAGGCAATGAATAATTACCTTGGAACTGTCCTCCGTTTTCATAACTATTATTAATCTTTTTTTCTTGGGCCAACATTTCTTTAGTAGGAGCTTTTCCTGAACCTTTGTTAGCTCTAATATTATCCCATAGACCTTTTGGAGAGTAAGAACCATCTGCTCTTTTTAACATGCCTCCAGTAGCATAGTAATCTCCTAAAGCAGATGCATACACACTGTTTAATAAATTACCATTAATATCTCTATCGTGTAGAGGACCTCCGTCTGCAAATGGAAGAGCAGTAGTATCTCTAAAGATTGGAGTACCTGGGAAGTTATAATAAGTCGGTATATTTTTAGCTAACTTTTTCATTAGAACATTTGTACATCGTAGTAAGACATTAAATTATTCATTATGAGCTGCTGGTTACTTTTATTGTCAAAGTATAAAGTTACAATAAAATATGAACTTCTCAAACGTCCTTGATTATTAGCTGTATTAATATCTCTAGGAATTTTAACTCTCCATTTGTCAAATTTTCTTTTAATTCTTCCTGAAGAGAAAGGAATTATTCCCGTATCTTGTACTTGATTCTGTATTCTGAATCCTGTTATTGTACGATTTCTGTCTACTACCTTAGCATCATCTCTTACAATAGAGTTATATTCTAAAGTTCTTAATACTTTATTTATATCAGCATTAGGATTAATTACTAGGGTAATAGAAGCTTCTTCTATGTTTCCATAGAATTCTCCCCAAGGACCTATATTATGAGTATACACACTTAAACTTTCTGGCGTACTTCCAGGCCCAGAAGTCATTAATATATCGCCATTATCCATCCATATTTGCGGAGTGGCAGAATACATAGAAGAAAATTCTCCTACTAGTTCATCAAATACTATAGACTTATCTAAAGTAGTTATATCAAAAGTTACAGAGTTAGATAAAATAAGGTGAAGATTAGTATCGTTATCTTCACCTGTTGTTACTTCTGTGATTATTTGTACATAATATCCTGGGCTTATTTCTAGTATATCTCCTGGATAATAAGTAGTATCTTTATCTATTTTTGGGATGTCAATTCCTGAGCCTAAAAAAGTAAAGATAATTTCATCATTAATTTTATCTCTACCAATGGCTATACCTCTTTTTAAGATAGCATTATCTCCTCCGTCAGTTTTTCTACTAAAAATTGCATCAGGTAAACTTTGTAGAAAACTATGTATTCCTTTTTCAGATAAAGGATTTAATCCTGATTCTCCTCTTGCTCCTATAGCTATACTAAATAATTTTCTATGAATAGCATCAAAGAAATAAATAGCAGTATTAGTTGCTTTAACTCCGTATTGATGAATACTACCGTGTTCTTTAGAGATATATAAATGTTTTCCAAATCCTTGACCTGTACCTAATTGCGTAGGAATACCATCGGTAGTAGTAGTCATGGCTCTAGGATTGATAGCATAAGTTCCTATTCCTTTGTCTTGAATAAAATATACTAAGTCTTTCCAATTAAGTATTTTATTAATAGGACCGTAGTCATCTATATCATAGTAATCATTGGTTCCAAACTTTGTCCAAGAATCTATTAATTCTTCATTGATTTTTACTTTGGATAAATAAGCTCGTATATCATTTCCTCCACAGTCTCCGTCATTTAAAGGACTAACTCCAAAAGCCAAGTCTTCATTTTCTCTAGAATATGCTGTGTTGTATGCATACATGTCTGTACCTATCCCATATCCGTAAGTAGTATTATTATTTTCTTGTCTTAATACTACTTCTTCTACACTTGTAGTTAAGTACTTAACTCCTGTTTTAAGAGTGGTACCGTGTGCAAGGTCTATATTGATAGTAGATTCCATCGTATATAATTCTGTTCTAGAAGAATTAGATCGGTAATCTCTGGTATTAACTTTATAAAATACTGTATTTAAAGACATAGTTGCTGTCTGCAGTGTGACAGTATTTAAGAAAATATCTCCTCCAAATACTCTAGGACTTGTGTTTACTTTATCTATTACAGGAGAGGCTATTTGGAATATATTTGTTTCTAGTACAGATTGATCAAATCCTCCGTAAACTTCTAATTTAGGGATTACAGTATCTACAATAGGAACTGCAATATGTCGTGTTAAGATATTTAAAGGACCCACTGCATTAGGAGTATTAAAATACTCTGTAAAAGGAACTGTAGGTACACCACTTCCTGTAATAGGGTCTAAAGAAATTTTCTCTATATTCCCAAATATATTACTTCCTCCTTTAAATAGAATAGATTTACCTTGGGCAGTTGATGGATTTTTTTCTGGATTATTTAAATCGGAATCTACTCCTGCTCCTCCTGTACTAAAATTATCAGCAGCATAATAATTCCTCATCCACTCCCCAGTATTAATTTCTAAAGAAGATTCTGGAGTATTTTTACCGTAATCGTTATCATCATCCATTTTAATGTAACGATTTTTTTTCCATTTTCTAATATTTTCTATGCTGTTAAAAGAAACAGGATCGGTAGTAGTAGCATTATTCCGTTTATCTATGCAAGTATCTGATAAATCTATTCCGCTTAAATCTTTATCAGGAACTGATATATCTCCTTGTAGATTAAAGTCTGTATAAGCACCTGTAATTAATAAGCAAGGAGCTGTAGTAAAAGTAGTTGCTATATCTTTTACTGTGTTAAAATCGTAACTTATTTCTGGAGAAAAGTATCCTAAGCAAGTTGGCTGTATAATATAATCTGCATGATCTCCATGCACACTATTATTTAATGTATTAAAAGTACCTGGATTATAAAAAAGTAACGGTGCTGCGCTTACAGGATAAACAGGCATTAAATGATAAACATTAGTATCATTATTTATTCTAAGATCAAAGTCTATACCAGAACCTGGAGTTGTTATAGGATTATGCCAGAAAGGTTTTATAATTCCTTGAGTTAATCTTCTAGTGTCGGCAATGTTTCTTTTTACTCTTACTATTTGGTAACTAGTAATAATTGCTAGTAACTCAGGCGGAAAATTAAAAGTAAACTCTATACCCATAGCATAAGCAGTAGTTTTTGATGATGCTACATTACTAAGAGGAAAATAGTCAGTTCCTGATGAATTAGGAGTAGCATCTTGTTCAGAGATATCAGGGAATTTAATGTCTCCAATATATTCTACAAAAGAAGCTTCTCCTTTTACGTTATAAAAGATTATACCAAATCTATAAGTTTCTCCGCGTTTATAACCTCGCAACAATCCTGAGATAAAAGGAGAGGCATTGTTGGGGTACGTAGTATTGTTATAAATGTAACCGTCTTGTAAATCATGCGCATATGTATCAGGTACGTTAGCTACGTTAGCAAATCCTACGGTAGCATTATTACCATCTACAGTAAACTTTTCTAAATGAAATTTGTAACTAATATTAGGGCCCTCTCCGCCTAAAGTAACTCCGTCAGATTTATATCGGTACTGTTCGTTTATATGCCAATCAGAATCCCAATGAGCATCTAAATTATAATTAGTATTAAAAGCTAAATCTAATTCTGTTTTAACTGGTCCAAGAGGATTTTCAGTATTCCAATCGTTACCTAAATAATTATATCTTTTAGTCTTTGCGTCAAAGATTCCTGGGATTATTGCTTGTACATCAAAAACTGAAGATTTAATATTAGCTACTACTAAGGAATTATCTTTTTGTGTAAGAGTTTTACAAGTTTTAAAAGGGTAGTTCTTAAGAGTATAAGTAAAAAATTCAATAGGGAAACTCCCCGTCTCGTTCCCTGTTATAGTAAATTGTAAAGAAGTTCCAATAACATCTTTAGTTTCTATATATGTAACTGAAGGAGTTCCTGCTAAGTCTTCATGAAATACAGAAATAATATCCATTTCTTTAAATACTCCCACGTAATCGGTAGTGTCTATAGTTACTTGAATAGCTTTTCCAGAATTAGTTCCTTTAATATTACCTCGATATTGTGCAGACTGTCCTAGGGATTCTGAAGTATCAGTAATGTGTATTAAATTACTAGGAGGGGATATTAGTGTTTCTTTACCGTCATCTGTGCGTAGAAGATAAGCTACTTGATATTCTCCTACAAGCAAACTTCCACTTCCTAGAATAGCTGTTAACAATGGCTGTTGGTAAGTTACTGCAGGAAAGATATCTATTAGATTCGGGTCAAATGTAAGAATGTTAGGGTCAGAGATATTAATCGATCTTAGGTAGTTCTCAAAATCTGTCCAGTAAACTCTTTGAATACAATCAGACTCGAATCTTCCTATAGCTTCAATAGGATTTGTTTTATTAAAATTTAACTCTGTTGCTGTATATAATAACTCAGGATATAACGCAGTGTTTACTACTCTAGTAGCAGGGTCGTATTTTACTAAATAAATCCAACCACCAATTCCTGAGTCATCTGCTACAAATAAAATAATCTTATCTCTAATTGTAGTATAACCAATTATTTCACTCAATCCTGAACCTATTTGGGGCACAGAAAAAGATTCTACGTTGCCTTTTATATTGGTAAAAGACCCCATAGATTCTCCTGTAGTAGTAGTTATTCTAATATCTACTGCATTAATATAATGAGTATTAGGAATGCTGTCGTAGCCAGCATCCTTATTCATTCCTTGGTATGCGTTAACTTGTTTTTCCATTATGTAGTAGCTGGATTACCTCCTTGAGTACTTTGACTAATAACATTAATAGTAGATACTAAACCTATGCCTGCTTTTGGCCTAAACTTACGTTGTTCAGGTAATTGCATATTAGCAAAGAAAGAAGCATGTGCTTGTAGGTCAGGTATAGTTCTTACTACGCTGTTTTTAACACTTTCTGCTTCATCAACGTTATGCCATTGTTTAGCATGGTTAACAGCTTGAGCAAAGTACCATTCTTTATCTCGTTCTATAATTTGAAACTTATCAGCAGTTAATTCGTTGCGTATCCACAATTTTCTTGCTATTTTATGAGCAATATAATGTGCTCCTGCTTCCAACCATTGTTGCTCTGCAGGAATAGTAGGATATCCACATTCGTCCGTAGGAATAGCGCTGTAAGACATTGCTAGTATTCCCGCATGCATTGATGGGAAAATGTATCCTTGGCCAACTGTGTAAGTTTCTCTAGATTCAGTAGTGTAGTCCCGCTCGTCACGGTGATATCTCTTGTGAAAGTAATCTGTTTTCCAACGCATTGGAAACATTTTACCTCCTCCACATTCTGCTTCCTCAATAGAAGCAACACCTGTAACGTGAGCTACTTGCCCTATTTTGTATAAATCAAAAGGTAAATCTCCGCGTCCATCACATATTTCAATATAAGCAATTTTCTCCTCCATAGTCACACCTACATTAGTGTGAGCCATAAATTCTGCTAACCATTCTACTCCTTCCTCTTCGTGAATATCGTAGTTAAAGCCGAAATCCCTGATGGTTTTATCAAGGATTGCTTTATATGAAACTGTCTTTCCTGCGTACATTACATTAGGCCTTTAAGTACTGATTCTAATCTACTTGCGATTCCTTCAGAAGACTCGTCTTTATTAGGGTCTTCTGTGCTTACAGACTTCTCGTCTGAGTATTGCCAGCATCCGTCTTTATCTTTGTATCTTTTACAGATAGTAGTAATAAATCCTCCGTCTACTTGCTCTACTTTAGTTTCTTCGTGACTACCGTCTTCAAATTCTTTTCTAGTAATCTTTACTATCGATTCTACTCCTTTTGAAGAACCTTCGTTTTCTATTGCTTCGTTATCCATAATAAAATACTTTACGGTTTGGGTCTTTTACTATCTTAGCTATTAATCTAGAATATTGTCTAGAAGCTTTGAAAGTATAAAAACTTTTAAATTTTAAATTAGCAGTTACCTTATCCCAATAATGCTCATAAAACTCTTGGTCTGTATGATCGTTCTCGTGATATATAACTCTCTTATTATTTATATTTACTATTTCATCTCTAGTTAATCCTGGGTATTTAATATGCCAGAATTCCCAAGTTGCTTGCCAATTAGGTTTAAGACTTTTAGATCTTTCTCCATTAACTTTAAAAAAATTAAGATGACTACTGCGTATTCTTAATTTTCCTACTTTAGTAATCTTTAATTCTAAACCTGTAGCGACAATTGCTGTGCTATAAGTTTCTAATAGCTCTTTTACAAATGCATTATAAGTAGGTTTATCTACTAGTGTTTCTTTGGCATTCTTTTGATAAAATGAAAAAAAAGCAGTTTTCTTAATTCCTCCTGCAAGTTTTCCTTTACCTCTTTTTAAATAATTATTACTGTCCTCCACTTTGTTGTTGTTGTGGTGCTCCTCCGCCTCCTTGGCCTGGAGAATCTGTTCTTTGGTCTTGTGCATTATTAGCATTATCATAAGGGAAACCTCCTTTTTGAATCAACTGTTGTAATATGTAAGGTTTAATATATGCCCACATCCATTGATTAATAGGATAAGGGTCTGTTGGTAACCAACAACTATGATTAGTTTCGCAATTTAAGAAATCTCCTAAAGATGTTGGGTCTTCAAAAATTCCTCTAACTGTAATATATTTAAGCATCATATTACTAGGATTCTTACTAGTAACATACATGTAACCTCCATATAGAAAAGCATATACAGAATTCTTAGTTGTTCTTCCGTTGCCTACGTAAGGCACTCTAGAATAATCTATTAGTAAAAATCTAGGCTGCATTATATCTGCGGAACCCACTGAAACTATTCCTTTAGTAAAAAAGAATTCTATAGTATTAGGTATTTTCTTTTTAGTTCGTAGTACTTGGCATCCCGTAGGAACTGTTATGCAACAATCAATAGGACTAACAGGTTCTAATTCTAGGCAGTTTAGATCCTGAATAACATAAGGATCAATGCTTCTGTTTTTATTATATTCATTCCTTAGCCATAGGGATCTTTGCTCGTTAATTAAGTCTGTATAGAACTCATACGAGTAAGATGACTCTATGGAGTTAATCGCAAGAGCTTCATCTATTTGTGCCTGTAAATCTTGTAATGATAACATAATAGCAAATATACGATTATTTTATTAATTATCTACCTTGTCCTGCGTAAGCTTTTTTATAATTCTTAGAGCTTTTTAACTTAGAACTTCTGCTTTTAGCATGTATTCCTGGTCTACTTATTTTAGAAGTAACTTGTTTTCCTGTGTCAGAATTAGAAATCTTAGCCATAATTATCTATTTTTAATAGTAAAGTTTAGCACTGTTAGCATGTAGAACTCTCTAGAGATATCTATCTCTACAGTAAATAAATCTACAGCACCTAATCTACATCTAATGGCAAACTTATCCCATTGTTTATTCCGTGATTTCCAAGAGTTTCTTATTTTCATTATGCTTCATTTTTACTGACAATACCTTTAGCATCTAAATACACTTTACGAACATTTGCAGGTTGTGCAACTTTCCATGCTGTTCTTCTTGCTTGATATAATCTTGATTTAATAATTCTTGTTACTGATACTGCGTTTCCCTGGTTTCCACCAAGCACATGATAACAGTCTTTATCTTCACCTACATAGATTCCAACATGACCACCACCATCTCTTTTAAATGTAAGAATATCCCCTAACATAGGTTCAGTAACTTTAGTTCCCCATTTAGCCCATGATAAAGCCCATAATGGTTTATCTATTACTTCTACTCCTGCTTTATGACAAGCATACGCAATAAATAATCCACACCAAGGAATTTCATCTGCTGTATAAATCTTTTGTAAGTCAAGGTCTTTAGCCCAAGCCATAATAACTGGATTATGAACCTTTCCTACAACCTCTTTTATTCCTATAAGCTTAACAGCTTGAACAAGAATCTTTGGAGATTTTTCTGTATTTAAAAAACTATAACTCATTTAATTTCTTTTTTATGTTCTTAGCTTTCATTACTAAATCAATAATCTTCTTAAGAAAAGAGTATCCTTTTACAGCAGTAAAATTTTCATCTATACTTTTTACTTCAATAGAAAGAAGTACAAGTGCAATTACTTTTGTAAATAAGAAGTCTATGCTTATTACAGAATGTGTAATAACATTTATCAAAAGAAAGTCTGCAGCATATACTAACATTATGGCAACTACATAAGAAATCATTTTAGGAATTAATCCATGTCTAAATATTTTAGATGAAACATCTTGTCCTGTCTTATATGCTCTCCAAACACCAAAACCTGTGTCTATCAATACTGATAATATAACAAGTATTATAATTCCATTAATAGGCGCAAAAAATAAAAGTAGTGTTTTCAAAATAGTCATTATGTTTGTAGAGATAAGAGTTTTCATTTTAAAATAGTTTAGACTTAGCTACCTTGTATAAGGTATAGCCAACAGTTATAATTAGCAAAAATACAAAAATCCAATTGATAATCTTTTTCCATAGT